AATGTTTACGAACGAAGTCGAGGTTCAGGTTAATGCTAATGGCGACAAACTCTGGTACTTGAATGGGGAACTTCATCGTGAAGACGGCCCTGCCATTGAAAAAGTTAATGGAGACAATTACTGGTACCTGAATGGTGAATTGCATCGTGAAGACGGCCCGGCGATTGAATATGCTAATGGGGACAAATACTGGGGTTTGAATGGACAATATCACCGTGAAGACGGCCCGGCGATTGAATATGCTAATGGAGACAAAATCTGGTATCTGAACGGTAAATGCCATCGTGAAGACGGCCCAGCGATTGAATATGCTGATGGTTACAAAAGTTGGTATCTGAACGGTAAATGCCATCGTGAAGACGGCCCTGCAGTTGAATATATCAATGGAGATAAATTCTGGTATCTGAATGGTGTAAGATATACAGAAGCAGAATTCAATGCAAAGATGCATCCTGTAATAGATGTTTGACGTTTACATGATATTACCAATCTTATTAATCGAGCAAAAGAAGCACATATCGACATTCACGGTAATCTGATTTAAGGAAATATACATCATGCAAAATTTAATTCGCTGGCCTTCTATTGAGCAATTTCGTAATGTTGTAAAAAACGTACAGCATAAAGTTCGCTTCAGTGGGCTTGATGATAATGGGAATGCAATTTTCGATACATCTGCTAAGCTTCCTACACTGCATTTTGAGGGCACCGTAAAATTACACGGGACAAATTCCTCTGTTGCGCAGTCGCATGATGGCGATATGTGGTATCAATCCCGCGAAAATATCATCACACCAGAAAGAGATAATGCTGGATTTGCCATGTTTGCAATTGCGAACGAATTTGCGTTTCGAGATTTAATGTGTACAGCTAGATGTATTGCTCGCGATGCAATCGCAGATTCTCTGAAACAAGATATTGTTGTTTGGGGAGAATGGTGTGGGAAGGGCATCCAAAAAGGTGTTGCTATTTCTGAACTGCCAAAAATGTTTGTTATCTTTGGTGTGGCATTTGTTGACGAGGAAGGCAATAAGACATATTTTACACGTCAACAAATTGTTGATACAATCGATGGATGCCGTGAATATGTATTGAGGCCAACTGGAAAGATTCCTGAGGAATCTTGCATATATTGTATATATGACTTTCCTTGCTTTCAACTTGATATTGATTTTGAAAATCCTCATGCAGTCCAAAATAAACTCAATCAATTAACTCTATCAGTAGAAGAAGAATGCCCTGTTGGTGCGGCATTTGGTGTCAACGCGACAGGAGAGGGAATCGTTTGGAGATGCACCGACGAAAATTATAATAATTCTGGTTTTTGGTTCAAAGTAAAAGGAGAGAAACACAGCAATAGCAAAGTAAAAATACTCGCCACAATTGATGTAGAAAAAATTAATAATTTGAAGGATTTGGCTGCTAGACTTGCCCATAATGGGCGCCTTGAACAAGCTGCGCAAATTATATTTGACACGTTGAATGGCGGGGAAGTTGATATAAAGAAAACAGGCGACATGATTCGCTGGGTAATGTCTGATATTATAAAAGAAGATGTCAATATTATTGCAGCCTCTGGTTTTACATTCAAAGAACTCGGGCCGTCTGTTGCAAAGAGGGTACGAGATTTTGTCATGAAGAAAATGGAGATGTGAATGCCACTCGCTTCATCAGAGTATTCTATCACACGAAAATAATTTATAAGGGCAATTATGGAAAATTACAAATTCATCAAATCTGAATCAATGTATGACCCAGGAATGATTTTCTATCATCTTGAGAGAGATGCATTTGAAAAACAAATTGGCGGGGTTAGATTCATTGAAGTAACGGCCGATTTTAAAACAGCTCAATTTGTAAGAGCAGACAGTCTGAAACCTGTCGGATTTGTGATGAAACAATACTAATTTAGGAGAATTTGAAATGCAACGCAATTGTGTTTGTGGAAAGAAAGAAAAGCCTGCTGTAGTTACTGTACTCAGATATTATAGGCGCTGGGATGACAAGCACAATCAATATTCCTCATCCGGCGGCATGACTGCCATCTGTGAACTCAATTATGACACTATGACATTGACTTTTTACCCCTCGTTTTGCTCAGACAAAGATAACTTCTCAAAGCAGACTGGTGCAACCGTAGCAGCCGCTAATAAAGTAAGGAATATTGGATATGCATGTCCTTTGAATAGGAAACATTCTATTTTCGATAACATCATATACAATATCGATAACAATACCTTGCAACCTACCAGTACAGCAGCCAAGGCTAAAATGAAACACCTCTATAATTGGATTGATGAATGATGAAAACGCGAGAAGAACTTGAGGCACAATTCTTAAATGGAGAAAAGTTTTATATGATGGTCAATGACATCAGTATATCAAATCATATTCCATATATGGAATCTATCATGTATGTGTGTGATAATAATGGTATAGACCCTGAGGATTTGGTTAAATTGCAACTCATATCTCCTCTACTCAAATGCAAATTAGAGGAGGAATCTATTGCCGCTGGGTTATTGAAAGAAACATCTAAATTGCCAATATGAAATGCCTATTCAGCCATACAAATTTTATAAAATATACTCAGCAGTAAATTTACATTTTACTTCTTCTTATGATTTAAATAAATATAAGGGAAAGTCTAAAACGATTTCTAGTATTTCATTTGATAACAGAAGAGACAAACATAGATTTTCATATTTTGCTCGGCACATCGAATCATCTAAAGATGCTCTTAAATTCTGTGTCTTCAATTTTTTAGACAACACAGACTGGTTATATAATAATTATACTGAAGCAAATGATAAATACTTTGAGAAAATTAAATTTTATTCTACTTTCACTAAGAACATAACAAATGATTTTTCCACCATCCAAACAATTAGAGACAGTAAGACGGTATCGTTCAAGTCATTTTTTGAAGAAACTAGAACAGGAAACCCTCCGCCGATTCTTCAGTTATTTTGGGAAAATTCTATTAGTATTGAGTTCATTTGCCTCTGTAATATCACTTATCCTTATATGCGCAAGTTAAGTGACTCGATAGACCCATTAGTAAGAGAAGAAGTTAGAAAAATTTGCAATTATTCACCATTTGTGTTATCATTTAGGAAATAGAGAAGTGGACAAGAAATTTCATAAGAAACATTTTCAAGCCGAAGTAGAAGAAAAGTTAGCCAGGAAACAAAAGAAACAACGTTTGAATGAAATTCAGGAAGAAGAATCATTTGATTGTGAGGAAGATGAGGAACTTTATTTTCAAGTGAAACATCTATTGAAATGAATTTTAGTTGTAATTAAAGACGTGAGGTGCTGTTACCTCCGAGTACATTATGATATTGTGATTTTTTAACAGGTTGGCACGTATGACGATAAGTCGAGAAGCCGTTTAAATAAAGGAAATAAAATGTCAAATTCAGCAATGAACAAACTCCTAGCAGCAGTCCAAAAAGCAAAAACCAATTCTTCCTTTGATAGAACAGATGAATTCTTCTATTATCCAACTCGAGACGCCGCCGGTAATGGTTCAGCTGTTATCCGATTCCTACCTGCAGCTAACGAAGAAGATGTTCCATTTGTTAAGTTGTATACCCATGGTTTTCAAGGACCGAACGGTAAATGGTTGATTGATAATTGCCTTACTTCAATCGATGAGGAATGCCCAGTATGTATTGAAAATGGTAAGTTATATGCTTCGATGTCGAAGGATGATGCTAGAAAGTACGGGATGAATCGCAAAACATCATATATCGCTCGTATTCTTGTCATCGAAGATAAGAAGAACCAAGAGCACGAAGGTAAAGTATATCTTTACAAATTCGGCACAAAGGTATTCGATATGATTGCAGATGCATTGCAACCAGTTGATGAGGACGATGCGAAATATAATGTATTTGGTGTAGAAGGCGATGAAAACAATTGGCCAAACTTCAAGCTTCGAATTCGTAAGGTAGATGGGCAGGTTAATTATGGAAAGTCAACGTTTGAAGCTGGCGGTGATATTGATGTCGATTTCATGGCGCAGTATACGGCAGAAAATGACCCACAGAAATTTATCCAGAAGGATCAATTTAAATCTGCTGATGCATTGCGAAAACGTCTTGCTTTTGTCTTGGTAAAAGCGCCTGAAGTAGATGATAGGGCAAATGAAGAAGTCGAGGATACACAAAAAGTAGTAAAAGAAGCAAAAGTAGCTACTAAGCGAGTTGAAGTATCAACAGATGATGATACAGATGATGTGATGAATCTGATTCGAAGTCTATCTGAAAAAGCGGATTAAGCAAATTTAGCTCTCGTTTTCAAGAATAGTGAAATACTATTATCTTGATTTCGAGGGCTATCTTTTTGTCTGTTATTATCATTAGCGACAGTAGATATATTTTGGATGGTCTGTTGATTACTTTGAGTGATAGCAGAACCAACTGCCGCCGCTACTTCTTGTGCTTTGGCTGTATTTTTATTTTTCTCAATAATAGTAGATTGTTTATCTAATTCCTCAGCAGTATTTTTTGGTTGAGTTTCAAGTTTCTTGGCTGCTGCTGCTCTCGCTGCCCGCATCGCGGCTCGTTCAGCATCCCATTTCTTTTGAGATGCTTCGTCTCTATATAATTCGTCCTTGCCTTGAGCCACCCTCGATTTATTTAATTGAATTAATCGGGCAGTTGAGATGTGTTCCAAATCCATGGGAACAGGCTTAGCAGCATTTTCGGCATCGGTATCTGCTCCAGACAAAAAAGAAGTCACTTTACCGATTACACTATCGCCAGCGATGTTGCCATTTTCATCCAGTTCACCAATAGATTTTAATATACTTGTGCCAGCAGCATATCCA